ACAAGTGAATACACCATTTGGAGCGATTAGACTTTAATTATATTATAGGAGAATATTATGGCACTACCAGTGATCTCTACACCAGAGTTCTTTGATGCGCTACCCTCAACAAATGAGGAAATTAAGTACAGACCATTTCTTGTGGGTGAAGAAAAATCTCTTCTCATTGCAATGGAAGGTCAAGATCAAAAAGAGATATCAAATGCAATTCTAAATCTATTGAAGAATTGCCTTATTACAGACCTTAATATTAATAAACTTGCTACATTCGACATCGAATATCTGTTTCTAAAGATCAGAGGCAAGTCGGTAGGTGAGATTATTAATGTACAAATGACACATACGGAAGGCGACTGCGAACACCGAACTGAAGTGCAGGTTAACCTTGATGACATTAAAGTACAAGGCGAAGTGAAAGATTCAAAAGTGATGATTACCGATGATATTGGTGTCTCTCTAAAGTATCCAACACTCGCAAGCATTATGAATATGAAGAACGATGGCGCAGATGCCATGTTCACCATGATTTGTGAGAATATCGAATACATTTATGATAGTGAGCAAGTATACAATGACTTCTCACAGCAAGAAATTGAAGAGTGGGTAAACGGTCTAGGACAGGCTCAATTTAGAAAAATCACAGAATTTTTTGAGGGCATTCCTAAACTATCACACACTGTTGAATGGAAGTGTCCTAAGTGTGGTAAAGAAGATTCAGTAGTGCTGGAAGGGCTACAGAGTTTTTTTACCTAGCATTGATACACGACTCTCTGAGTAATATGTATCAAATGAACTTTGCACTTATGCAACATCATAAATATTCGTTGACTGAACTTGATAATATGATTCCCTTTGAAAGGGACATATATGTGACTTTGTTAAGACAATATCTTGAAGAAGAAGAAGAGAAACACAAAGCACGAAAGAGGTAAGTCAAATGGCTGAAGAAAATAAAGTAACCATTGATGCAGATGCAGTAGCAGGCGCAGATAAGAATGGTGATGGACACGTTTCTAAAGAAGAGATGGAGATGCATTTGGAATTTAAACGTAGAGAACTTGAAGATAAAGACGCACAAAGAGATGCTATTCGTAAGATGGCATGGTTTTCTTTGATTGGTTTATTGGTATATCCAATTGGTATTGCAGTAACTTCTGTGCTAGGTCTAGATAAAGCCGCAACGCTCATTGCAGACATTGCGCCAACATACTTTGCATCTATTGCTGTATTGGTTTCAGCATTCTTTGGTGCGGATGCATTCAAAAAGAAATAGGATAACCTATGGCCGAACTACCTAAAGTAGATGTTGTCTCTGAAGAGGCTGTAAACGACATCACTGAAAGCAATAAAGATAATCGGGAACGCTTGCAAAGGAGCATGAGAGGCGGTCTTCTCAATGTCCGCAAGTCTGTCGATAATCTTAATGCTACAGTGCAACAACTACTAGAACTACAACAAGCGGGTTGGGATGCCCAAAGACAAAAAGCAGGTCTTGATCTTGAAGCATCCCGTGAAGCCGCTAGAGCCGCTAGAGGAGTAGACGGCGGTGGTGATGGTGATGTTACTGTAAATGGTGACGTTACTGTTGACGCTAATAAAGGCGGCGGCGGTCTGTTCGGCAAAATAGGTAAAGCAATTGCAGGCGGCATCGGCGGCATGTTATCAGGACTTGGCATTGGTGGCGGTGCGCTACTTGCTGGTGCCGGTATTCTTGCTGGTGGTGCTGGCTTCCTTCTCAAGCAGATCAATGAACTAGACGGTAAAGCAATCAGAGCCAATGTCCAAGAACTTCTAGGCATCAAAGATGACTTTGGTGGAATGGGCAACTTCTTCTTAGAGGGTGGCGCATTTTTCTTAGCAATGACAGGAATTGGTTTAGGTCTTGCGGCTTTCTCTCTTGGCACTGGTGTTGCGGCAGCCGTAGATTACTTCACACAAGATTCAAACTTTGCTGAAAACATCAAACAAAATGTTCTTACACTTCTAAGTATTGGCGATGCCGCAGGCGGCAATCTGTCAATGTTGGCAGACAGTGCTTCCTTTGCCGCAGCCATGGCAGGATTAGGACTTGGTCTTTTAGCATTTTCTATTGGTAATATTGCAGGTAGCGCAGCCTCAGGTATTGGTGATGCTATCGACTACTTCACTGGTGGTAACTGGGCAGAGACAATAAAAAAGAATGTCCTCACTCTCTTATCAATCAAAGATTCAGCAGGTGGCAATCTATCATTCTTAGCAGACTCAGCAGTGTTTGCGGCTGCTATGGCAGGACTGGGATTTGGTCTACTTGCATTCTCTGCTGGATCTGTTGCTGGAGTGGCCTCATCTGGTATTGGTGAGGCAATTGATTACTTCACAGGTAGTAATTGGGCAGAAATTATTAAAGAGAATGTGATGACATTACTGTCTATCGCACAATTGCCTGGCATTGGCACTGATACTGCAATCTTTGCCGCAACAATGGCTGGTATTAGTCTAGGTCTTGTTGCGTTTGCTTTTGGTCAAGGTGCCTCTAATGTTGCCAATGCTATTGGAAAATTTACAGATGAAGAAGACTTTGCTGAAAGAATTAAAAGACAAGTTGGTGTTCTCTTATCAATCACAGATGATCCTGGTATTAGTCCAGCCAAAGCAACAGAGTTTTCAAAGACATTAGGTATCATGGGTGCAGGCCTTGCTTCCTTTGCTGGTGGTCAGTTCATTGGCGCACTCGCAAATGCCGCATCAAGCATCATGGGCTTTTTGACTGGATCAGATTCTCCTATTGAAGAAATGGTTGCAATTGCAGATAAAGCAGATGACTTAGAACGTGGTGCTACTGCACTAGAAAAGATTGGTGATGCATTGAATAGCATTGCTGGTCTACGTTTTGATGGATCATCTCTTAACATCAAAGACTTTGCACAAGACTTGATGGAATCAATCCCAGCAATCGAAACTGCTATTATGGGCGGCACAGTAGGAGCAGGATTCCTCTCTTCTGGTATACAAATCAAGGGTTTAGCCTCACCAGATATAGATTTTGAATCTGCTACGAAACGACTAGGTGAATTGCGAAACGCTATGGTGGCTAATCCTACCGTGGCTACGGGTGCGGAGGTAGACGTTAGAAGCACTACTATCGCTGATGCAGAAACAGCCACAGGTGGAGATGTTATCACTTCTGCACCAACTGTTGTCAACAATGTAAGTAATAGTCAACAGAGTACAACTGTCGCACCAGCAAGAGCATCACGCAGAACAAGACGCTCTGAAATCAGAAGCGGTGCTACAGAATACACAGGCAATAATCCAACTGCACTTGCCTTCTAATAAAAAAGGGCGACCCGAAGGCCGCCCAGTGACTTGCGTAGGAAAGAAGTTGACGGTTAGTCTTCTTCAGCAAGTTTCTCAAAAAAGGAGAGTGTATCATCATCGTCATCGGCTACATTAGAAGTAACTGATTCCTGCTTTGGTGCAGGAGCAGACTTTGCAACAACTGGTGCTGGTGCAACATTGTCTTCTGCCGTTGTAGTCGGCTTTGCTGATGAACCATCTAAACCAAGAACACGATTTAGTTTCGCTTGCAATTCTGCATACGACTTAAAGTTCTTTCGGTCTAGAAAATCTTGAAGTGAGAATAGACCTTCATAGACTTTCTCTAATTGATCATCATCACCATCAAGCAGTGCAGAAGAACTATCAAACTCGGACTTATCATAGTTACGATAGCCTTCTACTTGACGAATCTTCAACTTGAAATCAGCACCTTCCCAGAAGTCAAATGGGTTGATCGGTGTCTCATCTTCAAACTCTGGGTTCATAGATTCGTTCAGTTTATCGAAAATCTTTTTACCAAACTTGTAAAGATATACCTTACCTTCGGACTCTGGATTTGCTGGGTCTTTTACCACATAGATGTTAGCGATATAAGACAGACGGCGCTTTTGTTTACGAGCCTGCTCTTTACCAGCCTCAGTGCCGTTATTCCACAGAGTAGAGTTATACTCTGATACTGGATCTTTCTCATTCAACGTAGTCAGAGAGTTCTCAATATACCAGCCACCGGGCCCTTGAAAGCCATGATTAAACGTGCGAACCCACGGAAGGTCTTCACCCTTTGGCTCAGGAAGAAAACGAATCACTGCATAACCATTGCCTGCTTTATCGACAGTAGGTTTCCAGAAGCGGTCATCACCAGATGAACCCTCGTTTTGTGGTGTGTTGATTTTTGTTGTCTCTGTTACGAGTTTGCTCAGTGAAGCCGAGCGAGACTTTTTTAGTGCGGCGAAATCTGTTGCCATGTTGTATTCTCCTTGTATAGCGGTGTATGTTTCGTATTTAATTTTGTCCAATATATCATAATGTAAACGGTGTGTCAAGACATATTTGTGTTTTATTTTGGTTCCCATTCGCAATCGTGTAGAAACCATTGCACATTATAATGCTTTTCACTGGGTGTTTGATACTCATGGGCTTTCCAAGCAGTATCAATTTCGTAATTCTTTAATTTGGCCTTAAGAGATTCATTCTCCTCTCGTAGTTTTTTAAGTTCACCTACATATGTTTCTACTTCATTGTTCATTGAAGACCTCCAAAGTTAGTTTCTTACATTTTGCTTTGTCGATATTAGTATAACTATACAGAAACTTTGGGTATTTGTCAAGCAATTTCACAAAATCATTTATCATCATATCGTCTTGCTTGCGCCATAGACTGCCATAATTTACTAAATCATTCAGAATTACACAAGTATTTATATGTACTTTTTTACGCAGATACAGCCTGAACAACAATGGATGTCCACTCTTGTTTATGAACACATTGTTGAAGTTGGATTCAAAGTCGTAGATAGTCTCTAAGTCTTCTTTGAAATTGTATGTAAGTGCTTCTATGTTTTGCACATATTTCTTATAGGTGATTTCACCCTTGCCTCCCATCATATTACCGATCCATGTATTCTCTGAATCTTCTATGATATTAGAGACAAGGTATTTAATGAAATCTTCTCTATTGAAACGCTTGGCACACTTCTCAAATGTGTAACGATCCTTTCGACCAAGATAAGAACTTTCGTTCACTTTCATCTTACCATTATATCGAAAGAAATCGTAATTCGCTTGTCGAAAATGATTCGTTACTGCCAAGTAAGTTTGATATGCCTCAAAGCCATTCATATGGGCAGTTTAGCAGTCTTAGGAAGAAAGTTAAGGTTCTGTGCTTCTGCCTCAATCTTTGATTTTAATACGGCACTAATCAACTTGGCTGCCACCTCTACTTCTACATCTTCTTGTTCACAATACCATACAACAGCATCCATATACGGTATACGTTTATCTATCGCTAGTTCTTCTATCATTTGAGAGAACTTAGCGGTTGTCATTACTTCAAGAGCCATTTTCAAATACCTTGTTATGAGTGTTATTTACTTTAACAAAAGTTGTACACTTTGTCAAGTCCTTTATTTTCGATGCTCCGACATATGTACATGCCGATCTGATTCCTCCAAGAATATCTTGCACAGTATCAGCAACGCTTCCTCTGTAGGGAATAGTGACTTCTTTTCCCTCTGCGGCTCTATAGTCTT